CGCTAAACGCTACATTCTGTGCAGTCTATTTCTGGTATCAGATCCTAAGCTAGACGATGACGCTGATCGCGCCACTCACGGCGACCGCAAGCAAAAGCCAAAGATCGCTTCTGATTCTCGCATAGCCAAGATCAAGAAAGACCTTGCAGAGATTAAGATTAGTGAAGAACGAGCGCTTCAACTGGTAGGAGCTGAGACTTGGATACTGAGTCTTAATCAGGCTGACCAACTTGAGATGGCTATCATCAACAAGAAGTCTCAATGAACAAGACCGAAACCACCTGCGATGTCTGCGCGAAGTCTAAGCCGCGCAGCAATCGCTGGTGCAAAGAGTGTATAGCTTTGCATTGTTTCGCCAATTCTTTATGGAGAGTACGTTATGACGAGAGTGATTTATTGCGATCAAGGAAGTCCAGAATGGCATCAAGCGCGGTGCGGTATTATCAGCAGCTCAAATATGAAATCTTTGTTTACGAGTCGAGGCGAAAAGACAGCATCGGGCGTGAGAGAGACCTACCTGAATCAAGTGATAGCTGAGCGCCTTATGCAAAAGCCTATGGATACGTTCCAAAGCTACGATATGGAGCGTGGCACTTTGCTTGAAGCTCAGGCCAGAGCTAACTTTGAGATGTACTTGGACGTTACCGTTCAAGAAGTTGGTTTCCATATGCACGATGATCATGACATCGGATGCTCTCCAGACGGATTATTTACTCTTGATGGGAAAATAGAGACCGGAGTTGAAATCAAATGTCCAAAGGCAAACACTCACGTTAGGTATATGCGCTCGAAAAAGCTGCCTACTGAGTACATCCAACAAGTGCAATCCACCATGTATATCATGGGTTTTGACGTTTATTACTTCATGTCTTACCACCCAGACCTGAAGCCCATAATTATTGAAGTAAAACGCGATAATGAACTGATAGATAAAGCTGCCGAAATACTTATAGCAGCAGCCAACATTGTTAAAACTGAAACGGAGAAGTTAAATGAGCAACGCATTCACCACACTAACTAGTGTAAATAAGTCTAGCTATGATGACGGATACTACGGTCAGATTGATCCAGCCGTCCTACGAGAGCTTGTAACAGCTCTGGATAACGGTCAGGTATCTTTAAACAAAGGCGGCAAGATAGCCTTGAAAGGTTGGAAGAACACTCCTGAAGGCGGCGGTGAGCCGTACATCTCAATGAAGTGGTCTAAGCCTATGGACAGCGCTCCAGCAGCTCCAGCAGCTCCAGCCAGCTTTGAGGATATCCCATTCTAATGAAGGTCATTAACCTAAAAGAAGAAGGTATCAAGAGAGTAGCATCGCGCAGCAAGTATGTTGTGCGATGGCTTGATATGGACGAAACCGAAGCTCTGTCGTTTGATGACTACGATGACATGAGGACTGCGTATCATTCCATTAACAGCTTCTTGCGTAAAAATGAGGATATGTACAAGGTAAAGCAGTTCTCAGATCAAGGAGCAAGACGCTACTTAGTCTTGAAGGTCAGAGCATGAAGATAACTGCGGCAGATACTATGTTTAGTAAATGCGTCAGATCCCGAACTAACTGGTGTTGCGAAGCCTGCGGCACACAGTATGAGGAAGGATCGCAAGGACTTCACTGTAGCCACTACTTCGGGCGCAGAGCCTACGCTGTGCGCTTTGATCCTATGAACGCCTTTGCCCATTGTTTTGGCTGTCACCAGAAGCTAGGTAGCAATCCTGATGACTTCCAGCGCTGGGCAGAGGCTCATCTTGGCGAGCAGGCCATTGGCATATTGCGTGAGAAGCGTGAAAACATCGGCCTCGCTAAAGATTATAAGAAGAACCTTAAAGACGTTGCTAAGCACTACCGTGAGCAATTTGCACTTATACAAGCAGCGCGAGCAGAAGGTAATGACGGAAGAATCGAATTCATTGGGTATATTTGATATGAGTATAAATGAAGGCCAGCACTGGATAGTTAATAGCGACAACGCAATGAAGATGTTCAAGGAGCATATGGACGAGCTGTATGCCAAGGACAAGTACCTAGTAATCAAATGGGCAACTGGCAAACAACGCTCACTCAAACAGAACTCCGCGCTCCACGTTTGGTGTCAGCTCATGGCTGACGAGCTAAACTCTGCTGGCTTGGGAATGGAAAAGGTCTTAGAGCATAAAGCATCCATTGATTGGACGATGGCAGGCGTTAAAGAACACCTGTGGAAGCCAGTTCAGGAAGCTATGACAGGTAAAGACTCTACAGCGGAGGCCGAGAAAGTGGACTACGTTAAAGTCTATGAGACCTTAAACCGTCACTTTGGTGACAAGATGGGCATTCATGTGCCTTGGCCTGTGAATGAAAAAAGCAATCCTTGAGATAGATCCGTTATGGCGAGAGATTGCCAGCAACAGTCCTGAATCGCTTAATGGACGGTCTGTTAATAAGAACTCCTATGCTACTGGAGTTATAGGCGAATTGGCTGTATCTCAGGCACTAGCAAGCCTTGGTATAGCTCACAGCCATGATGACACCTATGACTACGACTTCCTTGCTGAAGGTATACGAATAGACGTAAAGAGCAGCAATTCTAGGTTCGCCAGAGTAGGAGACAACAATCAAGCTATGCTCACTGATTATCTAAGAAACCAGAATTGCGATGCTTACATTTTTGCTTCTGTCTGCCATACGGATAACTTGGTATATGTAATGGGTTGTTGTGCTAAGTTCTGGTTTTGGGAAACAGACTGCGGTCAGGATTACAAAGCTGGCGAGAAAATATCCGTAAGAAAGATAAAGCAAGATGCTAGAATGTTAAAGTATAAACACCTGACCAGTATCTACGGTTTGCCGCTGCTCTTGGAGGCGTTGAAATGAAGCGACTAGAGTTTTGTATGAAGAGCCAAGAACAAATTGAAGAATGGCTTGAAGAAGTAGAAGGCAGAATGTCAGAGGATGATCTGAACTATATAGCTACCATTGCCTTTAACTTAGCTAACATGGATGAGTTTATATTTAGTAACGATGAGGTCTGTGACAAGTTTTTAAGCTACCAAACAACTCATTACTATGGAGGCGCTTTGCACTAAATGATGCCTTTCTTTTTTAGTTTCTTATAGTTTTCCTTATGCGCTTTCTGTATATCAGACTTGTTTTGACCGTGATAAGCAACTGCTAGGTTTTCCTCAACTAACGCTGAGTTGATAGACGTTCCGTCTTCAAACAATATTACTCCAAGGTATCGTCCGAATTTTCCTTTCTCTTTTGTTGTGAGAGTGTAAGTCCCGCCAAGCTGTAATCGTCTAGTGACATAATCCTTGGCTGCAAGTCCCGCCTGTTTTTCTTTAACATCTCTTGTGCGGCACTCTGGAGTATCAACACCATACAAACGTATGCGCTCACCGCAACGAAAAGTAGACCAGCCCAAATCAACGTCAACATCTATCGTGTCTCCATCAACGACTCTTACGATCTTGCATTTGTATTCATACATATTTTCCGGTCTCAATCATCTGAGCCAGCTCAATAGCTCTATTCCCTGTTTGCTGAGCAAAACGACTATCTAATAGCTGAGCAGCAGCTTCCTTGTAATCAGCTTTTTCAAACGCCTGTATCATCTTTTGGAAACCACGAAACCTTGTAGCGCCAAGACAAAAAAATGCGTTTATAACTGCTTCAGTTCTAACCTCATCAAGATCACCAAACCACAAATATTCTTTGTTAATCTCTTTAATGCACCTAACAATATCATTAGATAGAAGATAGTCTATTTCATCCTCGGACAAACCAATACCGCCACGCTTGTCTACGTTGCGACCTACACCTATTGTGTAGCGATTCTCAGGACATAAATAAACAAAACTCTCTGCGCCTTCGTGACGCTTCAAGCTCTTAATTAGATTTTCCATTTCATTTCTTTCCATTACTGCCGCCGTAGAAATAGGCTGATATACCTGACACAAGACCGCCTAAGTAACCCAATATAAGATTAACTACGCCATCATCATTTGCGTCAGGAGGCTGTATTGTTACCATGAAGACGTATCCTAAGAAACCTATCAAAGCTATCAAAGCAAAGATTTTAGGCATGATGTCATCAGAGAACTTCTCTCTTGCATCCTTCCTGTCATCAACCTCAGCCTTAAACGACTCAAGGTCTATCTCCATTTCACGAAGCCTGTCTTGGAACTCAACGTCAGCCTGCTTAACTAAAAAAGCCTTTTCTGGCTGAGTTTCAAGAATCTTTTCTATCTGGTCTACGGATGCTTCTGGCGAACCCAATTTTGCGGCTACCATCTTTACTGCCATGCCAGCCATAGGGCTACCAACAGCCTGCGCTAACGTAGGAGCTAGTGCTTTTAGAAGACTGCCTATTTTAAGCATCTTCTTCTACGATTTTATCAATCGTGTCGCAAACATCCTCAACTATAACGCCAGTTGTAGCTGATAAAGCAGAGCGCCCTACAGCTCGCATACCTTTGTACATTCCTGAGCAGTATAGCTCTTTGTTGGCTTTGACTTGCTCAACAGTAGTGCAAGAGGTCATAAGAAAAAACAAACTAATCGCCATCATGATTCTTCGCATTCTTTTGCTCCTTAATAAATTCTTTTAATCTCTCTTTATAGCCTGCCATAAAATGATCAGTTATGCGGTCTTTTAATCCACCACGGTCTAGCTTGCGAACGTAAGCGCTAGGATTGATCAGATTGATTCCGTCATTACCAAAGTACAGCATTGTCTGTGACTTAGACGCTCCGTAGCAAAGCCTTGGCATACGAGCCACCATGTCAGAACCTGAAACAACTGATATCTGGTTATCCAAGGCCATAGGACGCTTAAATCCTTTAAAGAAAACATTAGGCTTTCCAAAGGTTATAAGATTTAAATTGTCATGTTTGCCGTTTAGCTTAGCAGCAGTAAGCTCTGCCATTGCACCGCCAAGGCTGTGACCACAAATAAGAGTGCGCTTGTTATAATCTATGTGCTTCTCTATTTCATCCCAGATAGATTTGTGAGACATAGCAAAGCCAGCATGGCAAAGGCGTTTAACGTAAGGAACTGGAATGACTGCAAGATCAGTCAGGATATCTATTTTCTCCTGCGTTCCTCTAAAGACAATAATATCTACAGACTTGCGTTTTACAACAAAAGCAGTAGCGCTGGTTAGCTTGTTCTCAATCTTTATAGCGTCACGGTTCTCATTGTTGTAAGCCTTGATAGACCAACTACAAGCCATATTTAGCAATACAGGATCAAGTTTCATTTGTCAGCCTTACTCTCTAATCGTTTAAATATAGCACCAAGCATCTCTTTAACTTCGCGTATATCTTCTCGGTAATCTTCTTTCGCAACGTACTGCATAGGTATAGCTTTCATGTCTGCGTCTATTCTATCTAGTAATACGAATACACGGTTTACCATCCAGCCGCCAATAAAACCAACCAAAGCTATGCCTACATTAAATATGATTTGATATTCCATGTTTAAACTATTACTCCGACTACCGCCATAATACAGGCAAAAAGAATTAATCCAAGAAACGCAAAGCCTAAACCATCAATGATTAAACGCTTTCGTGCTGCCTTTGCTCTTGCTGCTTCTAACCTTTGTTTACGGATAGTTGCTCTAGTTCTGAGCATTTCAATGTAAACATCCTGACCTACCGTGTAGGTGATAATCTCACGAAGCTGTCGCTCCATCTGTTGAGTCTTTTGCTTTGCCATTGTAATCTGTAGCGCTGCATTCTCTACAGAGCCTTTAGCAAACAGCTTTGACATTGCTGAGGCATTCTCAACACCTGCCTCTACTTCACCAATCTTATCCTTCGCGTCAAAGAAAGCACCGAACTTATGTGCTAGGTCGTTTATCTCATGACCTTTGGCAACAGCTTGTTGGATGTAGTTAAACGCTCTTCCTGCTGCTGATACTGCTGCAATAATTTCTATCACTCATACGCCCTCACTGCGTCTTTATTGGCGACTCGTGGCAAGCAATAGGCTGCTAGAGCTATGCGTCTTGGTGCTGAGTTAATGGTTCTTTCTACCTTGCCTGTTACTATGGCGTTGGCAAAGTAGTTGCACCGATGAATGTTGTAGAAGTACATATCAGATGACTCCACCTGCCCATTAACCAGAACCATTAGCAAGAACAGGTGAGTCACGTTTACCAAACTTTAGTCAGGCTGTGTTTCAAGCGAATCATCTACAGTCTCTAAAGAATCAGTAAGCATCTTCAAGAAAGAGTCCTTACCCACTTGTAACTGCTGCAACTGGAAGTTCATGTTGCCAATCTTGCGATCAAGGTCTAAGCAATGATTCGTCATAGCAATCTGTTCTTCAGTAAATGTAGCTGTGTCGTGTTCAACATCGTTTATCGTAATCATTTGAGGCTTGTTGTCTTTGCTCATTAGAGTTACTCCTAGTTAAAAATTAGTTACCACGGAACACCCGCGGCGGTTACAGGGTTGCTCTGCAAATCGATGTTAGCTTGCAAGTTAGCTTCAGTAGCATCTTTGTCTACTCCATCGCTCCAGCACCAACCCAAAACTTCGGCTTCGGTTAGGTCGGCGTAGGGTACATAACCCGGTGCTTCTGGGTCTGGGTTGAAACCACAAGTGCCGTAAGCAGACGCAGTGTAAGTTACAGCATCGTCTCCTTCGCCAGTGGTTTCTTCAGCGTTCACTCTCCAGTGTGCGACTATAACAGCGCCATCCATGTCAGAGGGCTGTAGGTCGTACTCTAAAGTTGCGATAGTCCAATTAAAAATTGTCATCTTAGTTTCCTTTGTATTTTAGGCTTACAAGGCTGTAACATTAAAGTTGTTAACAAAAG